ATGTACAAAATACAGTTTTAGTTCCAGCACCAAAATCTACTTTGTTATCTGAATTAGAAGAGGAGATAACGGTATCTCTTGAAAGTGTATCAGTAGCTGCATCAGTTACTGTTCCAATACCGACTTCAAATTCATTTGTTCCGTCATTTGATATTGCATAAAACGTATTATTAGTAGTACCAATACCAGCAACAAAAGTTTCAAAACCTACTTCGGTTCCTGTTAAATCAAATGTTCCTGTACCAGTAGTTGTACTAGTTTGCTTAACTCTGTCATTTAATACAAAAGCCATTACTGTTTTCCTTTAATATTATGCGTCGCCAATTCTAATAATAGCACTTGATGAATTATTTGTAGGAAACTGGATAACAAAGTCACCGTTAGTTGCCGTTTTATTTCCACCAAAGTCTAATACTAAAACCAATTCATTTCCGCCACCAGTTGTCTTATATATTGCAGCACCTGCAGCAGTTAAAGTTACAGATGGAAAAGTCAAATCACTAAAATCAATAAAAGCAATATTAGATGATATTGCTACTCCAGTATTTGTTAAAGCTAATCCAGCTGTAGTATAACCTGTTCCAACAGAACTAACTTCATTACCTGTTTGGTAAACAGTTGATGCTGTTGAATATCCGCCTATGCTTGTATATAAGGCAAGTTTAAAAGAGTTTCCTCCATTACCAGAAGTATCAAAATTAAATGTTCCTTTTAACAATCCAGTTTTGAATGAATCAGGTACTATATTTGCCATATTACTATCTCCTTAGTATTTTGATGGTGGTTCTGATTTAAGTGGAGTACGAATAACACCATCATTATATTCGTCTCTGCGTCTACGGCCTTGTTGTTCAACCGCGTACGATTGTAGTGCTCTTTGAAAAGACTGCTCGTAGTATTGTAACATATCTGCGGGGCCTTTCAAGTATCCATATGCTTCTACCAGAGCAGCATATAAAAGTAAATCTTGATATTTATTAGAAACATATGTCCCAGATCCACTAACAGCGGCATCTGTTAAGCTAGTTGGTTGTTTTACATATGCTAAAGTTATTTCATATGTAGCATCAGGTGTAGGAGCAACAACCCAAAAATTAGCGTCCCAATTAGCATAATATTTTGGAAAACCGTTAGCCGTGGACGGTGTATTGTAGTATTCCGTCATGAAACTAGTATCTCTTTTTTCTAAAAAAACTTGATTATTGCTTGAATCTTTTAATTGAACATATCGTATAATTCTTAGATCAGATGGAATTGTTACGTATCTATTTCCAACAGCTAAATTAGAAGTTGCGTAAAATCTATTATCATCAGAATCAACTTCTCTATAAATTCTATTTTCAGCGTTTTTTATTATTGTAGTTAAAACAGCAGTAGACAATACAGAACTATCGACCTCTGTATAGTTTCTTATATCATCTTGTAAGTTTGTTAAAGTATATGCCATTATGCTGTAACTGTAACTGGGCCTGCTGAAGCAAGTCCACCTCCTCCTTTTAATGTACTAGAAGCTGTTGTTCCAGTTGTAAAGTTATAAGTATTATCATTAACTTTTGTAATTGTATACCCTGCATTATGAGTAATTGTTGCAGACGCAACATTTCCTACATTTGTAGTATTTCTAAATCTAATTATATCACCTGTAGATCTACCGTGATCTGGTTCAGTAACAACAATAGTTGTACTACCATTTGTTATTTCAAATGGATTCAAAGGTAATAAAGTTGGAACTGCAGTTTCTGTTCTATCTGGTCTAGCATCTCTTAGGCCTTGGGGGTCAGAGGTATGTGGTTTTATTTCTAACTGTGGATGTTTGGCTTCAAATTCTGAAATATGAACAAAGGATCCATTCCATTCTTTAACCATTTCTTTATATGGAAATTCCATACCAGACCTATCTGATATTGCTTTTGAAAATTTACCTGTTGCTCTGTTTGCCATTATGTTCCTGGATAATAAACTTTCGGTGTTATGTAAGAACTAGTTGAAGATCCATCTTCAGCTAATGCTCTATTTAATTCATCTTCATATAATAATTTCATATTTTGAATTCTTTCTGGTGCAAATTTTTGTGATAAGTAATATGCTAAACCTGCTATCATACAAGGAACAAATCTGTAAGGAACATCTGCATCATTAGTGTATCCACCTGCATCTTGTATTCTTTTTACATAATAAAAATTTAAAAATTTTCCATTTTCAGAAGTTCCAGGTGTTAGGTACAAAGTTATTCTAATTTTATCTATAAATCTTTGAACATAATATTGTGTTGGTTGACCTGTTGAACCTTTATTTGATAGTGCTTGGTATTCTGATCTAGATATTTTTGTTAAAGACACATCAACATTAGATGCGTTTCTATATACAGCTTCCAATACATCATCTGCACCATTTACAAAATTTGTAACTACACTTGTATTTAAATGATTTGTAATTGTGGTTCCATCTGCTCCTCTTGTCCCACCTGTTAAATTTAAACCAGATATTCCAGTATATGAAATTATTTCGTTATCGATTTTTATTTTACCAGATGAAGGCATATTAGCTACTGAAGCAACTGGTATTGTTGTTGTAGCATTGCTTGTAATTGCTGTTGTTAAAGTTGTAGTAACACCATTAGAATTACCCTCAGAAGAAGATCTAAAAATTTCGTATTCTTTTTGATTTGTTGCTAAAGTAAATGATGTATTGTTTACTTCCCAATAATGCAAACCTCTATTGCCCCATTCTTGAAACATTATATTTAAAGAACGTCTAGCACTTTTTAATTGATAACCAGAAACACCTTGAAATCCTATTCTTTCATAAGCCTCTTCTACTATGTCTGCAATAGAAAAACCTTTTTCAAAAATGTTTGTACCAGAGGTAGTGTTTGCCATTTAACCTCCTATTTATCTATTATAACAGTAACAATTGCATTTGACATAGCCGATATAGTCATACCGCCTTCAAATACAATTCCATCCTCTGCTAAGTTATATGAAAAAACATCTCCGTTTGGAACATCAGCTTGAAATTGAGTTACTGAATTACCGTCTTGTAAAGTTACTGATCCTGCACCTCCATCAGAAGATAATATTATTCCTCTAAGTCTTGTTCTTCCTCCAAACACAGCACCTGTGGATGTTTTTCTTACTGCTTTTACATCACTTTTCATTATCCTGTATATCCTATTGTTAATGATCCTGTTCCAGTTACATCTGCATAGATTGTTGTTTGGAATCTTATACCACTACCTGGTACAAAAACATCCAAACCTTCACTTCCAAATGTTGAATCAAATTCTAATTTAGTTGCGTCTACACCTGTTGCATCATAAAGTTTTATATTAGTAAAACCTGTTGCTAGTATGTATGTAACTCTGCATGGGCCAATATTTACTGAGCCACCTGATTTAGTTTTTAATACACCATCAGCTGTTGCTGTTGTAAATTTTTGATCACTTGCAAATGAACCTCCGCCAGCCATAATTTTCTCCTTAGATTATGTGGGGCTATAGCCCCACAATAAATTAATTATGAACTTGCTATGTTTCCACCTGTGTCAACTCTTTTCCAGTTTGTTCCATCTGAAAAAGCATAGATAGCAGCACCTGCTGCTCCATTGTCAACATAGATTAAAACACCTTCATTTTCAGTTGCATCTAAAGTATTAGTTCCATCTGTAACTGTTGAAGTGCTTGCAAATGAATAAGTGTTTTTTCCACCTTGTTGTGTATCACCTGCATTTTTATTTGGGCCACCAATAAATCCATTAAGTGATGTTACTGGGCCTTTAAACGTAGTATTTGCCATTGTATATCCTCCTAGTATTGTGAACGTAATCTCTAGGCCGTCGACTATACTCGTTTACGTTCTAATTAATTGTATAGTAAGAATAATATATAGAAATTTTTTAAAAAGAGCAAGAAATCCTTGGGAATAAAGTTAAGTTTTTAGAATTAAAATTATGCTCTTGCTAACTCTGCTTCAGCAGCTTTAATTCTAGTTATAAGATTTTTAACCTCTATATCTATTTTGACCATATTTAACGTATATCTATTTTCTTTTTTATGGTCTTCGTCCCATTTCTGATCTAGAGATTTCTTCTTCTTGTAAAGGTCGCTTATCTTTGTTTGAAGTTCCGCCATCCTCTATCTCCTCGTATGTTAAACGCAATGATTTATCATCATAAAATGCGTTATACTCCATTTTTATATCATTTTTTCGGATTTTGTCAATTATAGCATTTTCAATGCTTTCAGCGGAATCTCTACAAAATACATCAAATTCCATGAAGTATCCGTAAGCAAATATTTTGACGTGAAACTTTTTTTCCATAATTTTGAGACAAAAAAAGGGGGCTCGAAAGCCCCCTTTTGTTTAGTTCGGTTAATTATTACGCACCTGGTGAACCAAAGATACCTCTAGGGTCTGAGAATCCAAAAGAATATCTCTCTCTAGCTTTGTATCTAACATTACCAGTATCGAAATCACCTTCCATAGCAGTTTTGATTGGTGCTCTGACAAACATTTTCATACCATTAGGTACGTCTGTTTTGATAAAGAACGCATCTGGGTCAGTTAAAAAGTTATTAACTACGTATCCTTGTGGAATCATTCCCATAGATACTGTTGCGTTGATATCATTGTCAGCAGTTCCAGTTCTGTTTGCAGACTTCATAAGTCTTTCAGCAGTAAACTGAAGTTCACTAGGAATGATCATTTTCACTCCTCTAGCTGCTATTTTAAGACCTCTTTCGTCTGTCATTTGAGCAATGTCAATAATTGCTTGCTCTAATGATGTTTCGTTAAGGTCTGCTGAAGTTTGCAACTCATTTGAAAATGTACCTGCAACAGTTGGGTGATCAGTAGCACATAACTCCTTACCATCTCCACCTGCGTTTGCAGCATTAAATGCGTTGTTCAATACAGCGGCAGCTTTTACCTGCTTAGTATTTGCCATAGATCTTGCTAAAGCCTTTGTATATCTAGACGCAAGTCTGTCATACAAGTTATCCTCAATCGCTTCTTCAGTGATTGCGAATCCAAGCGCTATGGTTTCGTGATTGTATCGAGAAGTGAAAGTCTCTTGAGCATCATCGAATGATACACCTTGACCCTCTGCTTTGACTTGCGCATTTGCAAATCCAGAAAGCATTACTTCTTCTTCGAATGCTCTGTCTGAATTCTCAACATCATAAATCTCTGCGTGTTGGTTCTCGTATCTTTTGTATTCCAGGCCGAATAAAGCATTTAAACCTGGCTCTAGTTCTTTAACTAGCTGTGATCGTGATATAGCCATAATTTATTCTCCTTATATACCTGTTGCCAAAGATCCAACTAGGTACTGATGCAAGTTACATTTTACAATAACTGAACAGTTCGCAGCTGTTTGATCTTCGTTTTCTGGATCTTCAGCGATTCTAACGATTCTTAATTGCTTAGCAGTTGTAGCCGCTGTTGCAATACTGACTTGTACGCTTGATAATCCTGTTGATGTACTACCTGCAGCAGCAGTTGTTGCATAAGTTTGTCCAATTTTGGATTGTCTTAAAGCAACTGTACCACCTAATGTAGCGTCCGTTGCAACGATGTATTCTTGAAAAGGGTCATCGTTGACGAATGCTGTCACGTCTTCACTATTCGCAGGTGTTGTTCCTGTTGGAAAGTAGTTACTAAAAGTTGGTTTTTTAGATGTTGCATCTGTGTATGTTACACCATTCAACACACCAACCATAGCAGTTCCA